CGTTCCTAAGAACGCGTGGACTGGTCGGACTATAGGTGTCACGACGGATATGCAAATCTACATGCAGTTAGCCCTCGGGTACTGTATGCGGTGCGCAATGTTCGACGCAGGCATAAATCTGAATGACCAGACCATCAACCAGCGGATGGCCTTCTCGGCGTCCATAACAGGCAAGCAGGCGACGGTTGACGCTCGAAGCGCAAGCAACAGTGTCACGTCTGCTCTCGTTTGGAAGTTCTTAGGGGATCATCCCCATTCTGAAAAGAACGACCCGACGTGGTTTCGACTGCTAGAAGTATTGCGGTCGACTCATGCCCTGGTTGAACTTCCTGGTGGAAACAAACTGCATGAATATGAACTCTTTTCAGCCATGGGCTGTGGGTTCACATTCGAGCTGGAGTCCTTGATCTTTTGGACTTTGGCTTGGGCAGTCTGCCAGGACTTAGGCATACCGGCGGACATTTCGGTGTACGGCGATGACTTGATTGTGCCGGTAGAAGCGATGGACCTCTTAACTGAGGTTTACGCGTACTGCGGCTTTCGGTTTAACACCGACAAGACATTTGCCGACCCTACACCGGGTTTCCGTGAGTCGTGCGGGAAGCACTACCTCAACGGTATGGACGTTTCTCCGTTCTACGTTGACACGGAATTAAACACCGTGTCGTCAATCGTGCTGTTAGCCAATAACATCGTGCGTTGGTCGAGGACCAACCACGGGTATCGGGACGGCAGGCTTCTACCTGTGTGGAACTGGGTTGTATCCCATCTACCGCACTGGGTGTTGCATTGTCGTATACCGTTAGGTGAAACAGACGACGGCCTCATTATGGACTTCGATGAGGCTGTACCCTCCCCTGTTTACTCCGAAGGATGCAAGCGTGGGATGCCCAAGACTTTCATGGGCTACCAATGCAAGACGTTCTTCGAGGGTAACCGAGAGATGAAACTCTCAGGTAAGGCTGGGTATGTTACGTGGCTATATAACCAAAGTTACACGAGGTTTACAGAACCCTACTCTGCTCCGGAAACGGATACGAGCAAGATCTGGTGGTTTGGACCATCACCTGTTAAGGGTGAACCCGGCCTCTTCGTGCAGCTACGTTTGGGAGAGGGTAGCGACCTCTTTAAAGCGTTTGGCCTCGTTCCTAGTAGTGTGCCTCCTAAGACCAAGAATGGTCTAAAAGTGAGCATAGTCGAGAAGCGTCGAGTAGTGACCAATTGGCCATACCTCGGGCCATGGGTGTCGGACACTGAGCTCATTGAATTGGGACCCAGTGATATACTCCTTTCCGCCGCTTTGGGAAAGGGTATACAAGCTGTGCGGCTCGGAACGGTGTGGGAGCAATCCCTACCTCATCCGAGTACCCCTGGAGAGGGGTAGCCACCGCATAGCATTCCGCCTTAGATAGGAGCAAGGTTGCTCCCCCCAGACTCGCC